CCAGAGTATGCACCGATATGTAATAAAGAATTATGTAAACAAAGAAGGTTAGGAATTGGTGAAGCTACACCAGAGGTAATAGAAGATTTTTCTGACATAACTTTTATACGAGATACAAAAACTATTTACTATGAGTTCAGTTATCAAGGACAACGAGTCACGATACAACCAGAGGATATGAAAGATGAAAAAACTTTTCGCACTAGATTATTACGATACAGAATTTTTTGGATGACATTACCCAAAAGTAAAAAAGGTCCTTCACCATTTGAATTATTAATGAAAGGTATTGTCGAAAGGTCAGTAGAAGATTCACAACATAAATTTGAAGATACAGTAGAAGAAGAAAAATATAATACATTAAAAAAGTTTTTTGAAAGTCACATTGAACAAGATAATTATGAAAGATTAAAAGATGGCTATGTCGTATTAGATACGAACACCAACACTTGTTATTTTAAAAAAATAACTTTGGATAAATTTATCAAGAAAAATGCAGCACGAATATTTAATACTACTACAGATGCGTTGCGTTTGTTAGGATGTAGAAGAAAAGATTATCATGAAGGAGAAAAAAATATCTGGCATGTAACATTACCAGAATTTATTAGTCACGAAATTATTAAACAAAAACCAAAAGAGAAAGTAACAGAATTAGACGAAGAGTATCATGACAAGTTTAAAACATAAAAATTTAAGACATTTACAAAAAATTAATTCTAATAGTCATCACCATCCTTTAGAAAAAGTAAATCAACTTAAAGAATTTAAAAATTTTATCTATGGAGATATATTGGAGGTTTTTGCTGGTCAAGGTAATTTAACTAATTTTTATGAAAAGTTAGGTAATGTTACTCCTTTAACAAAAGAGATAACTGGAGACAGTTTTGAATACATTTATAAATTAAGAAGTCAGAAAAAAGTATATGATGTAATTGACATAGATGGTTATGGTTATCCTTCTAAATTTTTTCCAATGATAATTGAAATGATAAAAGATGACGGATTGTTAATTTTTACATTTCCTATTTTAGGAGTACAAAATATTAATGGAATAACTGAGCAACATTTTATAAATTTTTGGGGTAGTTATAGACCTACAGTAGGAGATGTAACTGGTAGAGTTACAGATTATGCACTAAGAGATTGGAAATTAGCAAGTTTATTATCTTGTAGAAAAATTAAACCCATATGGAGATTTATTTTTAAAATTAAACAAGAAAAAGCTACTCTATTTTGTAATGTGAGAAATAGAAAATGAGTTTAGGACTACAGAAACAAAAAGAGATACATAAAAAAACTATAAAGATTTTCGGACCGCCAGGTACTGGAAAGACTTATACTTTAATTGAACGCATCCTAAAAAGATATTTAGCAAAGGGTGTGCATCCTAATGATATTGCTTACATAAGTTTTACAAACAAAGCGGTCAATGAAGCAGTGGATAGAGCTATCAATACTTTTCCTAATTTTAGTATTAAAGATTTTGAAAGATTTAAAACACTACATAAATATTGTCGTAGATATTTTGAAGAAGAAATATTTGACCCAAAAAACTGTATGATAGATTTTGCATTACAAAGTAAAATTATTAAAACATCAGATAATCGTTTAGCTGACGATGGCTTTATATATAAAGATTGGTCACTAGGAGTGTATGACAAAGCACGAAACACGATGCAAGACCCAGTGTTAACTTATAAAAAAGAAACATATAAAAAAGATTCCTTAGAAATATATTTAAGAAAAATATCAACCTATCAACACTACAAAAAAGATAGCTTCATAGATTTTACTGACATGATAGAACGAGCTATCGATGAGGTAGATTTTCCTAAATTAAAATTATTAATATTAGATGAAGCTCAAGACTTCACTCCACTACAATGGTCATTGATTTATAAAATGGTAGATAATATAGACCGCATTTACATAGCTGGTGATGATGACCAATCTATTTATTCTTGGAGTGGAGCAGACTCAAAATATTTTACACACTATTTTTCTGGTAGAAAAGTTGTGCTACGACAAACAAAAAGATTTGGACAAGCTATCTATGACTTCTCACAAATTATTCGTAGAGGTATTATCGACAGCTTAGACAAAGAATATTATCCATCTGACAAAGATAGTTATGTAAAACGATATTTAAATTTTAGAGAGATACCATTACATTTAGAAGGAACTTGGTACATCTTAGGTAGAGTTAATTCTACAGTAAATGAATTACGGATGATGGCTAAAGATGCTGGTTTATATTTTGCGGACAATCGAGGTAATAAATCTTTTGACCAAAAGCAATGGGATGCGATTAAGAGTTGGACTAAAATTGCTAATGGTAAAAGCATCACGAAACACGAAGCAGAAAACATGATGAAATATATTCGTGAAATAAAAGACAGTTCTTTTCGTTCTGTAAAATTTTGGATTAGTTTATCAGATACTCAAGAGTATGACTTTGATGGATTGATTGATTGGTGTGGCTTAAATTTAAATGACGATAGTGCTACTAAACCTTGGTACGAAATATTGAAAAGAAATTTTCATCCACCACAAGTTACATACTTTGTAAGACTGTTACAACGATATGGTCAGAAAACTTTAGATAACGAACCACAAATAATTATTGATACTATTCATTCTGTCAAAGGTGGACAAAGTGAAAATGTATTAGTATATAGTCGCACTAATTGGATAGCCTCTTTTCAAAACAAAACACCTTTTGAAAAAAGTGAAGAACGAAAAGTTTTTTATGTTGCAGTAACTAGAGCTAAAAAAAGATTGCACATATTAAGCACTGACCATAAATATAATTATCCAATCGGAGAAAACTATCTTACCTATTTAAGGGAGAAAAAAAAATGAAATGTTACAACTGTGAAACAAAATTAATATGGGGTGGAGACCATGATTGCGAAGATGATGAGGAACATGAGATAGTGACAAATTTATCTTGTCCAAGTTGTGGTGCTTTTCATTTAGTGTATTGGGGTAAAAAAGAAGATGACAAGAAAGAATAAAAAGTATGCAGTGTATGCAAAAAAAATTATTTATTACAAAAGACAAGCAATGGGAAGAAGTGAAGAAGAAGTAAAAAGTAAAATGGAAAGATTAAAAACAAAAGATACTTATGATATAATAGATACAGAGTTTTTTATAAGTGAAATTTTACAGGAGGAGTAAATGACATACATAATAGCTTACACGATTATTAGTACCATAATTGGTTTACATAATGCAGGAGTAATATAATGGGTAAATATCAAATTAATTATAAAATGGAATTTAAAACCAGACCAAGTAAGTTTGAAGTAGAATGTAAATTATTTGATTTGCTTAAAAATGGTTTTACTTTAAAATCAGTAGAAGAGACAAATACTATCGTAAGAAAAAAACATATACAGGAGAAAAAAAATGAGTGTCTGGGAAAAGGGCAGTGAACACTATAAAGAATTTAAGATACAACCTTCACAGTTTATTAATAAAAACGAATTAGGTTTTGCTGAAGGCAATGTCATTAAATACATTTGTAGACACAAAAGCAAAGGAAAAAAATCTGACATACTAAAAGCAATTCATTATTGTGAAATGATAATAGAGAGAGATTATGAATAAAGATGACAACAAATTAGTTTTTTTATTTGATAATAAAAAAAATGAAGAGAATAAAAAAGAATTAGATGAGATGCTTATTGTTAGAAAAGCAATAATTAAAGCTATGAAGAACATAGAGTTAGAAGTATCACCACATAACATAATAAAAGTTTTAGGGTTTTATCTTTGTGAGATAACTTTTAAACATTGTCCAGACCCTTTTGTAGCTACTAATTTATTACTACAAATAGTGGTAAACAAAACAGAAGAAGAGGCTATGAAAATAATAAAGAGAAAACATGAGTAGCGGTTTACAATTAGTTTTTCCATTACAACAAACCAACATGTGGTCACCACCTACAGAGTATGTGGATTTATCAGATTGTGATGAGGTAGCAATAGATTTAGAAACAAGAGATGAGGGTATTAACAATGGGTTAGGAGCTGGTTGGGCATTAGGTAAAGGTGAGATTATTGGTTTTGCAGTGACCTCGAAACATGGTAGCTTCTACTATCCGTTTGGACATTTAGGTGGTGGTAATCTTATCAAGGAACAAGTCTTACGATACATGAAAGATGTTTGTGCTTTACCTTGTCGTAAAATCTTTCACAACGCATCTTATGATGTTGGATGGTTACAATCGTATGGAATAAAAGTAGAAGGTGAGATTGTAGATACAATGATTGCTGGTTGCTTAATCGATGAAAACAGATTTAGTTATTCTTTAAACGCATTAGCGAAAGAATATCTTGGTGAGATAAAAGCGGAACAAGGATTACGAGAGTCTGCTCAACTGTATGGTGTTGACCCAAAGAATGAAATGTGGAAATTACCCTCTGAGCATGTTGGACATTATGCTGAACAAGATAGCAAACTTACTTATAACTTATGGCAACGATTTAAACATGAAATAGTAAAACAAAACTTAACAACTATTTGGGAATTGGAACGAGATTTGTTACCACACTTAATTGAAATGAGAAGTCGAGGTATACGAGTAGATACTGATGGTGCAGAAAAATTAAAAATAGATTTTAAACAAAGAGAAAAAACTACATTACAAAATATAAAAAAGTTAGTTGGTAAAGATGTAGACATATGGGCAGCAAGAAGTATCGCCATAGCTTACGATACACTAGGTATTGAATATCCTAAAACATTAAAGACTAAAGAACCAAGTTTCACGCAACAATGGTTAAACGATGATGTTAACGATATTTCAAAATTAATTGTACAAGCAAGAGAGCTTAATAAATTTCATAATACTTTTATTAACAGTATTTTAAAATACACACACAAGGGTCGAATACATGCAGAGATAAACCAACTACGAGGAAACAATGGTGGCACAGTAAGTGGTCGATTATCTATGAGTAATCCAAACTTACAACAACTACCAGCAAGAAATAAAGAGTTTGGTAGTTTGATACGAGGATTGTTTTTACCAGAAGAAGGTGAGAAGTTTGTGGGATTCGATTATAGTCAACAAGAACCCAAAGTGGCAATCCATTATAGTTTAGCTTTAGACTTCGATGGTGCAAAAGAAATAGCTAAAGCATATGAAAGCGGTGATGGAGACTTTCATCAATCAGTTGCAGACTTATGTGGTATTGATAGAAAGAGTGCTAAAAGTATTTCATTAGGTTTAATGTATGGTATGGGCAAAAATAAATTAGCTAACATGCTAGGTTTAACTTTTGATGAAGCAAGTTCTCTTATTGATAAGTATAATCGCAAAGCACCATTTTTAAAAATGCTATCCGATAAGTGCATGGATAAAGCACAAAACGAAGGAGTAATACGAACTAAGTTAGGAAGGAAATGTCGTTTTGATTTATTTGAACCAAAAGACTTTGGAATACATCAAGCAGAAAAATTTGAAAATGCTAGTGCAAAGTATGGTGCTAAAAACATTAAACGAGCTTACACATATAAGGCATTAAATAGATTGATACAAGGAACAAGTGCAGACTCTACAAAGAAAGCAATGTTGGATTGTGCAACCTTGGGTCACTTGCCACTATTACAGGTTCACGATGAATTGTGTTTTAGTATTAAAGATAAAAAAGACATTGAGATTATAAAAGAAACTATGGAGAACTGTGTAGAGTTTTTAGTTCCGATGAAAGTGGATGTGGCGATAGGTGACAATTTTGGTGAAACAATATAATATAACTTGACTTATTTTGTAATATCACATATTTAATAAGACATGGCAAAAATACTTTTAATAACTATTTTTGGAGCTAATACAATCGTTTGGTTGTATTTACTATTATTAACTTTATAGGAGATTATTATGGACACTACTAAATGGAGAACAGTAGCAATACGAGTTGAAGATTTTAAATTATTAAAAGGATTGTGTGAAAAAAAATACCGCAACCCAGCAGCTATGATTGGTAAATTAGTAAATGATTACATTACTTACTTATCTAAAAAAGAACAAATTAAAATAGAGAAGTTAAAGAAGCAGTTGATGAATGGACAGAAATAGAATACCTCTTTTTCCATTTGATAAACCAACATTAAATCAAGCAAAAGATTCTTTTAATCAATTATGTTTATATCAAGACTACCGATATAAAAAAGGTGCTTGGTTTTCAAAGGGGGGAGTAGAAGGAAATTTTTATATAGGTCAAAGCAAAGTAGGTTTACAAGCTAGTGATTATTTTAATTGGAATATCAGAATGTCTTGTGACAGTTTGACCTCACCTTCTCCTATAAGAAGTTGGTATGATAAAAAAATTAGAGTTGGTTTAGAAAAATGTATTTACTACAAAGATACTCCTGCTTCATGGAAAACAGCTTTATCTTTAAGAAAATATATTCCTTCGCAATTTAGACCTTCTGCTGCTAAAATTTT